GCGGGTGTTCGGCCAACAGGTTTTTCGGCTTCTTGGCGAAAAACCCTTGCATTCATTTTTTTAAAGCAATAATCAGGCCGCACCGGAGAGGTGGCCGAGTGGTCGAAGGCGCTCCCCTGCTAAGGGCGAGCGTTGTTTGTTTTTATCTCCAACATGTTGTTTTCGCTTGCGTTTTTAGGTTCAGTGCCTTCAAGCTCGTTTTTGTGCTTATTTTGGGATGTTTTCCCGTCATCGTTCCCAAATACGCTGTCGATTACTGCGTGTCCTTCATCGGCCTTTGCGTAGGTATCCATCATCACTTTCGGGCTTGCCCATCCGCCAAGTTTTGCCGCTGTAACGACGTCCACGCCCCTTTTTACAACTAGCTCTGTCGCAAATGAGACACGTCCAGACGAGTGCGGCGGGGCGTATGTGATGCCCGCTCGATCGCATGCGGTTTTCCAACCGTTGTAGACAGCATGACGGCTGGCGTATCCGAATAGGCCGTTTACCTTGCGCTTGTTCTTCCTGTGCCGAACCGGCGGCATTGCAATCAGCTCGGCGATCATATCGGCGAGAGGTTGAGATATTCGAGTTACGCGTGGCTTGGTCTTTGTCTTCGTCAGCGCGACCGTGCGACTGGCCAGATCAACGTCCTCTGGCAGCACGCGGACAGCTTCACTAATTCGTGCCGCCGTCTCGTACATGAAGCGGGCCATAACGGCCATGTGCCGCGATATTGCGTGCTTAGCAAACTTATCGTGCCATTCCCCGTCGACAGCCGACTTTTTCTTTACGTCCTTCACCTCAAATTTTTCGATCTTGATCTGCCTGCCGTCCTGCGCTTGGTAAGCATGATTTATCACCGATTGAACAGGGGTTATGACTTGCCTGTTGAGAGTTGAGGGGAGTGCATCAGGATAAAGGTCGCGCGCATGGGACCGAACCCAAGCCGGTTTCATATCTGATACCTTCCGGTGTCCCCACTCCTTGGCAATTTTATCCAGAAAGCGCGGAGACTTCCCGTCTGCCTCATAGGCAATAATCGCCTCAACCAGTTTCAGTTCGGCGTCATATCCTCGGAGATTGGCGACCTTTATTCGCGCGATAAAGGCGTCAGCTTCCTCTTGCGCCTGCTTTTTCGAAGTAAGGCCAGTGCTTCGTTTCCGCTGCTTACCTTTAGCATCGGTGTAGTAGTGGTAGTAGACTTTTCCTCGCTTAAAGGGCGTTGCCATTTCCTGTTTTCCTCTTGGAGAAGCGCAGGTATATCGCGCGATGATATCATCGGAGATCTACCAATCTTGAGTGATACCCCGATGCGTTTAGACTTTTCCCATACGGTTCTTGCCGTTACGAAAACGCCGGTGGACGCCGTTATTCGTGCCGCTACCTGCTCTGGCGTCAACAACGTTTCTAGAACGGAGTCCGGTGGCTCATTGTCGTTGTCGGCTCTTCTGGTCATTCGCCGCCCTCCTGCTTTGCGGGTGCTGCGGCGAGCATGGCGAGATAGCGCTTCCGGTTAACGATAGCGCTCATGCTCCATCCGGATTTTTTAAAGGGCAGGTCATCTATTGCGTGAATAGCTGGCAGTGACGGTGCAGCGTCACACATTTCTTGCGTCGGCTCTTTCGGCACAAGCTGCCAGCCTTCCGGTACCGCCTGCGCTTCAAGCTCTTTTATCCGCCCGATAGCCCAATCCGATGCGGGCCAAGGCGATTGCGGCATGTCCGCCACGTCCTGCACCTTTGCGGAGAGGGCGGAGCGGGTGTATGCGCTACCGATATTGTCCCGGCGTTCAGACAGGTCGCCACCATCATGACCGCAGTCTCGCGGTTTTTGCGGGTGCGCATCTGCCTCGGCCTTCTCTGCCTGAACGATGTAGCCCATCAAAACCTCGGGGAGAGTTCCGAAGTTCTTCCATCCGTAATCGTTCAAGCCTTGGCGAATTGCTCTGGAGAGCAGAGAGACGCGCGCTTCTGGAATATGTTTTGATGCGATCTCGAACGGTGTCTTCACCGGCTCCGCAGCGGACAGGGCGGCTTCGATGTCGCTGAATTTTATATCCCAAAACGCGTCAGAGCCTTCGGGTGCGTGTTCGATAACCGCTTTTGCCAGTTTAACCAGCGTGTTGCTTTCTTCACTCTGCATTGTGTTCGCCTCCTGTGCTGGCGAGGGCTGTGCGGATACGGTCGGCCTGCTGCTTGATGTAAGCGCGCTTGTCGTCCCAGTTGCGCTCGTTCATATCGTCAGCGAAGACGCTAATCAGGTGAACGGCAGGAAGGGTTTCGACATAGACGCCGACCTGAAGCCGCTTGGTCTCGGATCGGAAATCTTCAAGCTGGGCTGCTTGGCGATCAACTTGACCCTTCCACATGTCGCGATTGCGTTCCGTGCGGTCGATCTCGGCTTGGAGACGCTTCAATTCGGCCTCTGCTGCCTCGGCGCGTGTGTGTTGTTTATTGAATGCGTATTCCCAAACCTTTGCCCTCTCGTCGTCTTTCCACTTTCCTGTAATTGGTGGACCGTTACGCAGTTCCTCGTTCTCGCGCTGCAAGCTTTCGAGGGTGGATGCAGAATAAAGCGGCTCCCAGATTTCTCCGTCATCGATGGCCTTCGGCTTCTTGCTGAAGTAGTGCCAATAGTTTTGGTCTGCCGTCGTGCCCATGGATACACGCCATGCGACTGGCTGGATGGCGTCGGTTGTCATGCATCACCTCCAGCGCCGCAATCAAAGCCGTGCGCGATTCTGGCTATGGTGCCCTCTTCAAGGTACGAAAGAGCCGCACTCCAGTCGCCGTGCAGCCATTCAACGATAGCTTCCCATCGGTCGAATGGATCGTCGCAATCATCCTGGAGCGCAGCGGCGAAGACGTCCATGTTGCAGGGGCGACCGTCTGATGGCTCGCACTTTGTAGCCGCGTCCATCAACTCGCTAACGATAAACGTCCCGCCAGGCACGCGAACGCCAAGAAGCTCGCCGACGCCGAATCGAACAACGGTTACAAAGTGCGCGCCATATTCACGAACAAGGTGCTCTGCGAATTTAGTCTCGGCTTCAGTGCCGGGCCAATTTTTTGCAGCACTCATGCCGCCACCCTCCCATTACGCACCAGCCGCCGCTCACGATTGTCGTTCGCAGCGCCAGGTATCTGAAGCGGCAGGCCGGTATCGAGCGCAACGATGCGCGCTGCGTCTTCAAGCTGGCTGCGTAGCGCGCGGTCTTTCTGCGTGGACGCGATGGAAAGGATGGCGCCGGGGCTGGTGCCTTGCGCGATGAACTGCTCTGCGGACAGAACGTGAAATCTTCTCATGTCGGTCTCCTTGTGGTGTGGTAGGGCCGGTGGTTGCCGGCCCCTATAACGATTAGTCTTCGAGATTGGCTTCTACAAATTCACCTGCTGAATTGAGGCTGTACGCCTTACCGGATTCGACGCCGTTCTCGCCGACCATTGACGAGCGCACGGACACGAGCTTTGGCGGCCATACACTGTCGTCGTAGTAACCGAGACTGATTGCGCTACCCGCAACAGCTGTAGCTTTGCCCTTGTAGCCTGGTGCGTGCGCGATAGAGGATACGCCTTTAACTTCTGCGTGACCGCCATCACCAGCCGCAGAGGCGTGACCGTAATTGCCAGCCGCAGAGGCGTGACCGCGATAACCAGCCGCAGAGGCGTGACCGTAATTGCCAGCCGCAGAGGCGTGACCGTAATTGCCAGCCGCAGAGGCGTGACCGTAATTGCCAGCCGCAGAGGCGTGACCGTAATTGCCAGCCGCAGAGGCGTGACCGTAATTGCCAGTGGTATGTTGGCCGTTTCCTTGCTTCTTGGCCATATCAGCGACCCATCGGACTGCACGGCGGGTCAGATCCCCGATCGACAGCTCGACATTGATCGTGATCTTTGCTGATGCGAGCTTGCTGTCGTCTTCGCTCTCGCCGTGATCGATATCACCCGATGCTATGACTTCAGCGAAGCGACTCGTGTTTGGGGCGTAGTAGTTCCAGATGTCGAGCGGGTTCTCGCAAGAGTGGAAGCCACCACCGGCGCAGCGCACAACGCTGCCATCGTGAGTATAGGTCTTGCCGACTTCGTATTGAAAGTCCCGGCATTTCCAGTCCTTGTTAAATGCCTTGTATGTGACGATGGAGCCGTCGGTCGCAAGTTCGGCGGAATCCGCCTTAGATCTCTTTGTCATAGTGGTCTCCTCAATTTGGTGTGGTGTGGTGGTTCAGTCGGGTTCGTATTCCTCATCCCAAGGCCAGCGCCGCATGCGGTCTAGCCGAGGTACGGGCTCCCCAAGATTTCTAGCGAGATCGTCCAGCGTCTCTTCCTTGGCCTCACCGTCTACGAGGTTTTCAAAAGCAGAAAGCAGGGCGCGCAGCTCTTCGAAAGATATGCTTTCGGCGAGGAGGCGGGCGCGGTGATCGTTTTCGAAGGTGTACTCACCGTATTTCTCGATGCAGAAGACAAACTCTTGCATCGCTTCGCCCATGAAGAGCGGCTTAACAGCGGCGGCCATTTCAATAGGACCAGATGAGCAGAGCCGCGATGAAGAGCGACAGCGCCAGAAAACCGGCGATGTCCTTCATAAGCTGTGCGTGTTCGGAAAGTATGATCTGCTGGACGCTTGGCTTATTGCCAGTCAGCGCGGTCGCACTCATTCGCCGGCATCCGGCGTCGTGCTGACCTGACCGCAAACGGAGAGGACATCGTAAGTGCCGCCGTGCTCAGAGTGCAGGCGAGCGGCTTCGACCAGCGCTGAGTCGTAGGAGGGGTGTTCAAAGGGCCACATGCAGGGACGGATGCGTCCAGTGCTATCGCCACGGCGGAATACGAAGTGGCCGCCGCCGACTTCCTCGCCGTTACGCGGCTTCTTGGGGAAGCGGCGCATGTACTCATATTTCGTTTTGGGCTTGCCGTGCTTCTTGGCCTTGTGGTCCGGGCGCTTCATAGGCTCATCGGACTGGGCGGCAACGGCGACGTCGTCGAACTCTTCCGGACGTGGTCTGTACATGGGTAATCTCCTCTTGTGGTGGCCAGCTTGGTTTGCTGGTTGCAAGAGGAGATATAGACCGATACCGGAATGCTGTCAACCGTTAAACCGGTAAAACGTTATTTTTGGGCGTAGTCTATTTTATGGATCGAGACAACGTCGTCGCGCGGGTATTTGATTTCCATCGGGGGATTGAACTGGCACACGACCAGATAGCTTGGCTCCCACCGCACAAACTCCTTGATGAAGCCGCGAGGAACGCCATCCTCTTCGTTCGGTGCCAACTGCACGATAACATCGTCGCCGCGGGCGATCGGCTTCGGCGGATTGGTCCATACCGTTTCGCCTGGCTTGTAACGCGGATACATGCTCTCGCCGTCTACATAAGACGCATATGCCTCGGCGACGCCCGCCAGGTGAGGCGGCCTCCATTCCCAGCCCATGATCTGCCCGTTGAACTCAAACTCGCCGTCCGACCCTCCCTTTGACCTACCTAGAACAGGCACGTCACGCTCCCCGGACGGCGGTTTAGGAGCGGCAATGATACTACCAGTATTGATGACAGGGGTGGTCGCCTGACGCAACGCTGGAATCATGCGCTCCGTCTTTTCCGACTCGGTCGTCGCCTCGGCCATAAGGTCGAGAAACTCCGATTCGCGCAGGCCAAGAGACCCCGCGAGCTTCTGCCAATTGCGCATCATAGATATCTTGCCCTTCTCCCAATCGGAGACGGTTGTCTGCTGCGCACCGAAAAGGTTGCCGAACGCCTTTTGCGTTAAGCCCATTTCCTTGCGCTTAGACCTTATGATGTCGCTCAACTTTGCCATGCGCACCGGTATAACGGAAAAATATCGAAAAATAAAACCGGTTTAGAGTTGACACTAAACCGGTAAAACGGTAGAACAAAAATCAACAGCGGCCAGACAGAAGCCGGCAGGGCAAAAGACCCGAAAGACGAAACTGCAAATGAAAGGGAATGCGCGTGATGAAAGACTCAGAAAGAAGACGGTCAACGACCCAAGCGATGACCGCGAGAAGAAGATGGGTGCATGAGGCGCCCGAGCGCAGAAGAAGATGGCGGCCAGTGACCGGGCCGCCGTAATCGCCAGAAACCAACTGGCGATAACAAAATCAATAATGCCAGAAGGGGAGACGACTATGAGAAAGACCGCAAATATTGACTTCCAAAACTTAGCGCCGGTGGAGCATGAAGCTCTGCCGGCGTTGTCGTGCATGCAGCATAAAACGAAAAGGGGCGTAATGAGCCGGCACCACCCGTATCTCCGCCCCTTCTCCGTACTAACACGCCGAGGAGACCTTCGCCGTAAGGCGGGATCAAAGCGCGTGTTCCATATCCGACACCACATCGGACAGCCAATTCCTACACAAATTTGTAGGAATTGTCAAGCGCTATAAGGTTTTACCAAATGCCTTATAACCCTACCAACCTGCTATGCCGTCACCACCCGCTCCGAAAGGACGATGACATGAACAGCTTCCACGTTTTTCACCTCAAGCTGCGAACCATCGTAGCGGCCCAGTTGAACAGCGCCGTTGCTCATGCCTTCGAATCGCCCGATCCAAGCAAACCCACCCGAATGCGCAAGCACGTCGTCACCAAGGGTGGGCCAGCGGGAAGGGTCGAGCCAAGCTTTCACGCCAACGTGGAAAACCGGCTCCATCACCTTCGTGTCGATGACGATCGCGTACCGGCCTTCGGGGATACGTTTGCGACCGTCGTTGATGGGCTCGAATTTGAATTTGCCGGCCTTGCGGTCGGAGATCTTGCCGTAGGTGCGGGCAACCGTAATAGGCGTGATGGAGGGAGCGGTTTCTGCCGCCTCGCGAGCCATCTCTGCCACGTCATCTTCGGAGACACCCAGGAAGGCGGCAATCGCCGGGAATTGCCTAGGTCTTGGAATGACGCCAGCCTTCCAGGTGCTGTAGGTCTGCTGAGGCACACCTAGCTCTTCGTACACAGCGCGATCCTTTACGGCTCTCCGCTTCTGTTCTTTCAGTATCGACTGCAGGAGGCGCGACTTAACTTCAGGCATGCATCCACCTTGGTGAAATCTTGACAAATTTGTAAAAATAGTTTAGTTTCACAATCAAGCCGACTTGTCAACCGCAGGGCGGTCACCACCGAAGAGGAGACGAGATGACCATGATCACCAGCACTATGCTGGCGGATATGCACGCGCGCCGTGAGAACGGGGAGAGCGTCGCAGATATCGCAGCCAGACACAACATCAAGCCAATGTCCGCATACCAGCGCCTTCGCCGAAACTGCGGTCTTAGCAAGACCGCGCCGCGCATTTTTTCGGCGCCAACCTCCGCAAATGACAACCCTGTTCCCAAGGATGTCGTGATGTCGCCGCACAATGGCGGTTGCTCCACGCTCTCCGGCCTCATGCCGGTTTCACTCCCGCGCGTCGCTGCGAACGACAACATCGACGACGCTGACTTGCAGGCAGGGCAGGCGGTCAATGACTACGCGCTGCGTGGGGTGGCGGCATGACCTGCGACTGCGAGTTCTTCAATTTCGGCGATCCGGTCCGCAACCGGCAAAACCCGCATCTAACTGGCGTTGTCATCGGCGATCGCAACTGGGGCAGCGAGTACCAGGTGCGCCTTGCCGACGGCGCCTCGACGATCTGGTGGCACGGCATCGAGATCGAACACGATCAGGAAGGCCAGCCACCCGCGAAAGAGGACGACGACACGAACGTCGTCAAGGTCGACTTCACACAACGGCGCGCGATGACCGCCGAGACAAACACGGAAGGAGCAGCGTGATGGGTGAGCAGAGATTTAAGGTTGGTGACTGGGTTCGCGTTATAGACAATCGCGGTGCGCCGATGGACTACAAGAAGGATGACGTTTGCCAAGTCACCGCCGTGCGCGACGATCTAGTCTATTCCAAAGGGAAGCCGGGAATGTTTGCCAAGCGCTTCGAACCCTGGCAGCCGCGCGTCGGCGAGCGGGTTAATGTGAAATACGGGCACGGCTGGAATGGTGAAGGCGAAGTCGTTCGTTTCCTCGGAGTGTCAGCCGTAGTATTGATGAAAACCGGGAAGTGCGCTGGCATCGAAGGCGGCTTCAACGTCAGCTGGCTCGAACCAATCCTCTCCACCGCCACACGAGAACAGCCCGCCACCCTCAAGATCGAGGCGGGCAAGTTCTACAAGACGCGCGATGGGCGGAAGGTCGGACCGATTCGCCTCAAAGCCACACACGGTTCAGACGGTCCGTACCGGATCGACGGCTTGTGGAATTATCTTGAAAATGGCCTTGTTGGCTCAATTTCAAATGGCGATCACAAAGACGATCTCATCGCCGAATGGATCGACGAGCCTGTAGCCAAGGCCAGCACAACCACGGCCAGCAACGACAACGCGCAGCCGAAATTCAAGGTTGGTGATCGGGTCAAGCTGGCGCGGAGCTTTTTTGGCGTAGCGAAAGTGGGGGCGACCGCAACAGTCGGCGAAAGAGGGATGTTCTCCGACTATGTCGACATCGTCTGGGACAAAAATCATCTCTATCAAGGTCAGATGAATGGCGGCTACTCGCCAGATTATTTCGAACTGCTCCCGGCAAGTCCACCCACCACCGCCATCGTCGCCCTCATCGAAAACGGCCAGCCCAAGCCATCCTCAACGCCGCACGTCCACACTTCCACCGGCGCGGCCGAGAAGGAAGCCAAGCGCCTTGCGGCCAAATACAAGGGCCAGCAGTTCGGCGTGTTCACGCTGACCACGACGCACGAAGAAGCCGCGCCGGTCTATGACCACAAGTGGCAGAACATGGCGTACCTAGGCCTCAAGATTGATGCCATCAAGGAACTGCGAGCTGTTGCCGGCCTCACTTTGAAGGGTGCCAAAGACGCCGTCGAGGCATGGATCGAATACGAGAACGCAGCCTAACCAGCGCTAGCGGCTGGCTACCAACCAGCCGCACTTCACCACATCATTGAGGAGACCTTTATGAAGGATGCTTTTGCAATCCTCGGCGCGACGCTCATCACGCTTGTGCCGCTCAGCGCTGTCGTTGCTGCAGTCGCAGCTTGGGTGACGCACGTCTACGTCTGCATTCAGGCCAGTGCATGGATCCTGCTTGCTTTCGGTTGTGTCGTCGCGCCGGTCGGCATCATCCACGGCGTCGGCGTTTGGTTGGGAGCGTTCTGATGACGTCCCGTTGGTACACCGAATCCATCACCGCACCTCCGCTCGACCACGTGCCGGTCACGCCGACGCCACGCAAATACGTCCTTCGCGGACTGAAGCGCGGCGGCATTGCTGCGGTGACAGCAGCGGCGGCAATCGCCCTCATCACGCTGTTCCCCTTAGCGATCGTTGCAATCGTCGTGCTTGGCGCCTTCTGGTGGCTCTTTTGCCTCCTGTTCGCACGCTGATCGCTCATTGGCGGTGGCTGATCGTTATCGCAGCCGCCGCCTACATCGCCGCCATCATTTTCACCACACCACACTGAGGAGGCCTTATGGCTATTTCACTTAGCAGATTGAAGTCTACCAAGCGCAGCGATCCGCCCATCATCGTTCTTTACGGCGTCGACGGCATCGGCAAAACCAGCCTTGCGGCTGAATTCCCGAACCCGATCTACCTTGCAACTGAAGGAGAGAGGCCACCGTCTGACGTTGAAATGGCAACGCCAGAAGATGAGAACGGCGAGCAGAAGCTTATCGAGAGTTGGGAGGACATCGAAAGCATCTTCCAGGAGCTGCTGACCGCTGAGCACGATTTCAAGACTGTCATCATGGACAGCCTCGACGGCCTTGCACCGTATGTCGAGAGCGTCACAGCTGCTCGCATTGGTGCAGCATCGATCGACGACAACTCCAAAGGGTCGCCCGCTGCTTTCGGCAACGGCTACAAGGAATCCACGGTCGAATGGACGCACTTCATGTCCGGCTGCGAAGCGCTTTCCCGTGCCGGTATCGGTGTCGTGCTCATTGCGCACAATACCATCCGCAACTTCAAAAGCCCAACGACTGACCCGTACGACACGTACGACATCGCATTAAACAAGCTTGCTGCGCCGGTCGTGCGGGCGAAGTCCGACATCGTTGCCTTCCTCAACCGCCGCGTCTCCATCAAGGAGAAGGAAGTCAGTCGCGACAAGAAGGTGGCTCACGCGGAGGGCGGCAAGGAAGTCATCATCTACCCAGCCGGCGGCGCCGCATTCCACGCCAAGAACCGCTTCGGGATGCCCGATTCCATCCCATACCGGAAGGGCAACGGATATGCCGAGATGAGCAAGTATTGGCTCAAGCCAAAAGAGGAGGCCGCGTGATGGGGTGGCCTCAGATCATATGGATCGCTCTTGCTGCTGCGGGCGTAGCAATCAGCGCGGCAAAGCACGGTGAAAGCCGTGGGCCGCATAGCGTGTGGCAAACCTTGATCGGTACAGGTATCGGCGCCGGTCTTCTGTATGCGGGAGGGTTCTTTTGACCATGTTCCGCGGCGAGTCGTGGTTCGCGTGGCATCCCGTGAAGGCACGCACGCGATCCGGCCAGATCATCTGGGTCTGGCTCACTCATGTCTGGCGCGACCAGGCGTCGACGCAATTCGGTAGCGGACCTTTCCGCTACTACCTCCGTTAACCACCACTCCAACACCACAGGAGACTACCCATGGCCAAGATTGGCAATAACTACGAAGCCGAGTTCGAGAACACAGAGAAACAGGGCGGCGGTGGCAGCGTCCTCCCCCACATGTATGCCTTGCTGCAGGCCGAATCCATCGAGCTGCCGAAGACAAAGGATGATCGCGGCTACCAGGCTGAAATCACTTTCGAGGTTGTCGAGCCTGAGGAATTCAAGGGTCGCAAGTTCTGGGCTTACTGGACGATCGTCCATCCGGATGGCTACCAGCTCGGCGCCTACAAGTACGGCAAGCCCATGTTCGACAGATTCGGTCGTGCCGTTGGTGAAGAAATCACCGCAGATACAGACACCGACGATCTGCTGTTCAAGACGTTCGTTGCTGAGGTCGGAATTCAAATCGGCAATGCCAATCCCGCCGGCGGCTTCTACAAGGACAAGAACCAGATCGAACGGTTCTTCTACAACGACGACAATGCCAGGGAGCCAATTCCGGAGCTTGGCGTTATCGGCGATGGAACACAGGGCAAGAAGCGCAACGAAGACCGTCCTGCCGCGAATGACAACAAGCCAGCGGCCACTTCTGCGAACCGTCCGCTGGCGGCTGCGGGGGGCGCTGGTCGCAAGCCTTGGGGAAGCAAGTAATGGGCTGGCCTGATGCTTTTGCACTGGTGGGCACTGTATGGGGATTCGTCCTCTTGGTTGCCTACTATGTCGCACTAAAGCTTGGCGGCTAACCCAAACCACTGCGGGCCGTTACCAGCGGCCCGCTATTTCACCACGTTTGAGGAGATTTGCATGACGAACTACAAGGCGGAAGCCAGAAAGATCACTGAGAAATGCTACCCGATCCCTGGCGCATTCGCGGCCGGTGGAGCAGTGACGAGCGTGTTCACCAATCGGGATATCAACGACGTCGATATCTACTTTAAGAGCCGAGAGGCATTCGAATACGCTGTCGCGGACGCTTACGAGAATGGCTTCTGGTGCGTCTCTACGACCAAGCGCGCAGTGACATTCACGGACAATGGCGGCACACCCATCCAGTTCATGCACTTCGACTACTTCCCGACAGCACAGGACATCTTCGACGCGTTCGACTTTACCGTCGTCATGGGCGCGCTGGATTTCGACAATGACGAATTTTCATTCCACGACGATTTCCTGAAGCACAATTCACAGCGCTTCCTGCGTTTCCATCCCGGCACTCGCTACCCGTTGGCGTCGGCGACACGCGTCCTCAAGTATCAGGATCGCGGTTATACGATCGGCAAGGGCGACATTCTCAAGATCGTGCTGGCTGGTCGGAAGGTGAAGATCGACACTTGGGAAGACCTGAAAGACCAGATCGGCGGCGCTTATGGCGAGAAAGTCGTTCTCGGCACGGAAGGCACGCCTTTCTCAGTCGATGCAGCTATCTCCGATTTGACGGTCGACGAAGAAGGCAAGGATTCGTGGGTCGCAAACGACAACGAGGACCAGCCGGGAAGCGCAATTGGTCTGTTCAAGAAGATTGCTGAGCTGAAGGGCGAGCAGTTCGACGAGAGTCGGTACGATGAGGGCGAGGACGGCTGCGGCTATCCTGTCGGCTACGAACCGCCGAAAAAGTCGTCGCCGTTCGCTTTCGCTGCCTAACACCACGCGCCTGTCGCTCACCACGGCAGGCACCACCACACACCACCGAGGAGACACCCATGCACCTTGTCATCCACAAGGAAGACCTGACGCGTGCGCTTGCCGCCACGACGAAAGTCGTCGAGGCAAGATCCACCATTCCCATCCTGTCGAGCGTTCAAGTTGCTGCCGCAGGTGAAGGCCTTGCTATCACGGCAACCGACCTCGATATTATTGCCACCGCAGGCGTACCTGCTGAGGTCAGCAAGCCAGGCAACATCTGCGTCAGCGCGAAGCTGCTCAACGACATCGCGCGCAAGGCAACCGGCGACATCACCATGACGCTGGATGGTGACAAACTTCTGGTGAAGTCCGGACGGTCGCGCTTTTCTCTTGCCACGCTGTCAGCAGATGACTTCCCAACGCTCGGCGACGACAAGTTCGACGCTGAATTCGAGATCGATCTGGCAGGACTGTTCGCGCCAGTCTCGTTCGCCATTTCGACCGAGGAAACTCGCTATTATCTAAACGGCGTGTTCTTCAAGGGCGGCAAGTCCGAAGCAGTTGCGACAGACGGCCACCGTCTCGGCCGCCACTACGGTCCAGAGCTGCCAGCCTTCGACGGCATTATCGTGCCGCGCAAGACCGTTGGCCTGTTGCCAAAAGGCAAGGTGCAGGTGGCTGTGAGCCAGCAGAAAATCCGCATTGTTTCGGACGATGTGCGCATTACCTCAAAGCTGATCGATGGCACGTTCCCAGATTACGAACGCGTCATTCCGAAAAGCAACGAACGCGTCGTGACTGTCGACCGCGATGCGCTGATGAAGGCGTCCGATCGGGTATCGACGGTTTCGTCTGAGCGCGGCCGCGCGGTGAAGTTCAGCATCGCGCCCGGTAGCATTGCGCTTGCCGTCGCCGCCGGCGAGGCATCAGCAAACGATGAAGTCGAAGCCGAATACAGCGGTCAGCCGATGGATATCGGTTTCAACGCGGCGTACGTCCGCGACGTGCTGAATGTTCTGCCGTCTGGACCAGTGAAGCTGGCCTTGCAGGATGGCGGCACGCCGGGGCGGATCACGTCCGATGGCTTTGAGGGGCTGACGCTCGTTTGCATGCCTATGAGGGTCAGCTGAGCGCCGAGAACCAGAATGGCGGGCTATGGAGGCCCGCCAACTCCACCGAAGGCGAAGATTTCGAGCGCAACTGGTGCCGTCACTGTCGCAGCGATGAAGGCGAAAACTGGGAAGACGAGTTCGGCAATGACGTCCCCGGCGTCTGTGTAATTCGAGCGCAAGCCTTATGGGGCGGCCAGCCAGATGAGTGGGTGCGCCGTGATGGCATGCCGTGGTGTCTGGCCTTCGCCCAAGATCCAGAGAAGCCAGCCCGTTGCCTGTTTACGAAGGAGATGGATGTATGAAATCGTTTATGGGAATGCCCATTGTCACCAACCGACTCCTCACTATTCCGGCAGAGGATTGGTCACGCGTTAGATCGCCCAGCCGCGCGCGACGTCGCATGCGACGCGGATTTCGCCAGAACGTCCGCTACTATGATGCGCCAACGCCCAAAGCGATGGTTATCGGTGGCGTGATGTATGTGCACCCAGACATGCTGGATGAGATTATGAAGCGCGCAAATTTTGCTGGGTCTTCATTCTAATGGTGGCTCTTCCAAAACCCACGTCATCCACCGTAGCCGCCATATACCGTGCTTATGAACAAACGAACGAACACTACGACAGCCTCGGTATCAGCGTCGGCGTGGCTGCGACGGAGTGCGACCGCGCCTTGTGGTTCATCTTCCGTTGGTGCTCGGCCCCAGAGGCGGTCGACGGAAAGAAGATCAGCATCTTCCGCACTGGCGACATGTGGGAAGAACGGCTGATAGCTGACCTTGAGCGGATTGGCTGCGAAGTCACGGGCCAGCAGGACCGCATTCGGCTCGTATCTGGCCATGTGCGAGGCAAGATAGACGGTCGCGCTGTGGGCGTTCCTGAATCTCCAAAGACCGAGCACTTGTGCGAGTTCAAAAGCTCGAATGATAAAGCGTTCAAGGAGGTTGTGGCCAAGGGCTGCAAAACAAGCAAGCCGCTTCACTATGCCCAGGTTCAGCTTGGAATGCACCACTTCGGCCTGTCGCGCGGCCTTTATCTCGTAGTGAACAAGAACACGGATGAGCGCTATTCGGAGCGGATCGAATACGATGCAGAGTATTGCCTTCGTCTGCTAGCTCGGCTTGAGCGCATTATCACATCGGATGAGCCGCCAACGCGTCTTTGCACCAAGCGTGACGACTTCCGCGGCATGTTCTGCCGGCAGGCGGCCGTATGCTGGGGCGAGGAGCTGCCGCGTGTCAGCTGCCGCACATGCCTGCACAGCACGCCTGAGATGGGTGGCGGTGGTCACTGGAGCTGCGCACGATGGGCAAAACCAATTTCGTTCGATGAGCAGAAGGAGAGTTGTCCGGCTCATTTGAACATCCCGGCCATCCTTGTCGGATACGAGCAGGTCGACTGCTCGGAGGAGGACGAGACGATCACTTACCGAAGACCAGACGGTACTATTTACGTCGACGGCGCCACCACCGCCTAACACCACTTGAGGAGACCATCATGCACGCCGTGAATGATAATCGACCACCAGCATTCGATAGCGCCTTGCTCGCTTATCAACCTGGCATGCGGAGGCTCGCCAGCAAACTAGGATACAGAGGCTCAGACGCTGCTGACCTTGTAACCGACACCATCGCCTATTGCCTGGAGCACTGGACCAATTTCCGTGGCGCGACGGATAAAATGTGGAACTGGATCTACTGGCAGATGCGCGGGATCGTCAAAAACTCACGCTCAAAAAGGCGCGTGATGATGGTTGTAGCAGGGCAGGCTTACGAAAATGCCGAGACCAGCGCAAACCAGGTGGACGTGGCGCACGCAGGGCAGGTCGTCAGCTTGCTGGCGGGCCGCGCCGGGGACATGACAATTCGTCTCGCCATGGGTGACACCTTGGAGGAGATTGCCCGACAGCACGGCGTCAGCCGCGAGCGCGTTCGCCAGATCGTCGAAAAAGAGCGCGAGCGTGTGCGTGGGCTGTTGGGGGAGGCGGTTTGATGGCATTCGTCCCCCGCTATTACCAAGTTGAGGCTGTCGACGCGATTTTCGACTACTGGCAGGAAGAGGCCGGACACCCGCTCGTTGATATGGCGACGGGAACCGGCAAGTCAGGCACGATGGCGATGCTCAATCAGCGCCTGCTCGAAGGCTGGAATGATCTTCGCATCATGTCGGTGACGCATGTGGAGGAGTTGATCGAGAGCAACTTTAAAGAGTTCATAGGCCTTTGCCCCTTTGCTCCGGCTGGCATCTATGCGGCTAGCCTCAATCGTCGAGACGCCAGAGCGCAGGTGCTGTTCGCTCAGTTACAGACTGTCTGGAATAAGGCGCAGGAAATCGGCCACGTTGACGTGCTCGAGATTGATGAGGTGCATCTCGTGCCGAATGACGGGAACACGATGTACCGCAAGCTGATAGCAGCGCTTATGCAGATAAATCCGGACATGAAGATCGTTGGCTTTACGGCGACGCCGTACCGCCTCGATTCCGGCCGCCTGGATGAGGGTGACGATCGGCTGTTTGATCGTGTCGTGTACACCTACACGATCGCGCAGGGCATCGACGATGGGTACCTCACCCGCCTGACCAGCAAACCTGTAGAGACGCGCTACGACATGACAGGCGTCCACCGCCTTGGCGGCGACTTCAAGAAGTCTGATTTGGCAAAGGCAACGGATAAAGAAGAGCTGACCAGGGCGGCCGTGGCTGAGGTGATGGTTGCTGTTCACGCCGAGGGCAGGAAAACAGCAGTCATCTTCTGTAATGGTATCGAGCATGCGACCCATGTTCGTGATGAGTTTCGCGCGAACGGTCTGACCTGCGAAGTGCTGAGCGGCAAGACACCGAAAGGTGAGCGCCGCCAAATCATCTCCGATCTAAAGTCCGGCAAGCTTTGGGGATGCACAAATGATAACGTCCTCTCGACTGGAACGAACATTCCTTGCATTGATCTCATCGTTGATATGGCGCCGACAGAATCGACCAACCGCTACGTCCAGCGTGCAGGCAGAGGCACTCGCGTTATCTATGCTCGTGGCATGCCTTTGGATACAAAGGAGGAACGTCACACAGCTATCGCTGCAGGACCGAAGCCAAACACCCGCTACATGAATTTTGCAGGTAATATCGAGCGTCATGGGCCAGTCGATTGCGTCACACCAAAGAAGCCGGGAAGCGGGCAGGGCGAAGCTCCGATCAAGATGTGTATGCAGTGCGATGAGATTGTTGCCGCTGGCGCGCGGGTCTGCCCGAACTGCGGCACTGAATTTGTATTTGAAGAGAAACCGAAGTTCACTGCCCGACCAACAGATGTTGCAATCCTTGCTACCGTCGCCGAGGAAGACTGGCGCACTGTGACGGACCGCACATTCCAGATTCATCCAGGCAAGGACGGCAAGCCGGACAGCATCAAGTGCGTTTACGTCGTCGGCTACACCTCGATCAATGAGTGGATCTGCCCAGGCCATAAGGGATTTCCAAAAACCAAGGCTGATAAGTGGTGGCGTGCGCACGGCGGAAAAACGCCGTTCCCTTCGACACCGCTTGAGTTTCTGAAGCGTCAGTCCGAACTGCAGCCGACAGCAGAGATATCGGTCGTGCCGAACAAAAAATACTGGAACGTCGTGGATTTCAAGGTGGGCGATCGAGTTGCTGCGAACGACAATCGTGTGTCGCCGTCGAATGACAATGCGCCGGAAGAAGAGGATTGGCGGGTGTTGATGGACGATGACGTGCCTTTCTGATCTTGACAAATTTGTAAAAGCGGTTTAGCGTTTAAATCCACGCCACACCAATGGCGTCACCACATTGAGGAGATGAAAATGAGCGAGAGAAGATCCGCCAACGACAACTTTCTAGCCGCCGACGTCGCCAACCTCGAAGCGCTGTTCGCCGACATGCAGGCCGCATATCCCGAGCTCGAAGCCGACGAAGAGCTGCGCGCTGATATGCTGGAAGGCGAGACCAACTTCCACGCCGTCCTGACGCGTCTTGTCAACGGAGAGCGCGACGCCGACAGCCTGGCAAAGGCCGTGGCTGGTCGCATCTCCGATCTGCAAGCGCGCAAGTCGCGGGCCGAGCGCCGCAAGGAAGCCATGCGCAGCCTGATGTTCAAGCTGCTGAAGGCCGCTGGCGTGCCGCGCGTGCCGCTGGCTGAGGCTACGATCTCAATCGGCAAGAAGGCTGCGGCGGTTGAGATTGTGGATGAAGCGTTGTTGCCGAAGGCCTACGTGCGTGTTTCGACGTCACCGGACAAGACCGCCATCAAGGAAGCGTTGCAGGCTGGCAAGAAGGTCCGCGGTGCACAGATGGGTGAGGCGGGTGAGCAGCTATCGGTGAGGGTGGCTTGACCACCCCCAAATACATGATCGCCCACGGTAGCGCAGCTGTTCAGGCTGCGCGCATCATCGCGGCTGTGGCAAAGGATCGGGAAGACAAGGCGCGTGGCTACGATCTGGCCGCGCAGTGGCATGACAAGCAGGCAGCGTCGTGCCGCGAGATTGCGAACGATGCGCCTCGCATTGACGCAACGACGCGCGCGAAAGCAGCCGTAGCTGCCATTCATCATGGCGCTAGTGCCGCTGGCCTTCGTAATGCTGCTTCCGATTTGCTTAGGAAGGCAATTGCGGAGGCTGCTTAATATCAAACTGCCGTTGGAGCGAGTGTCCATATGACAAGGCAGCTTCAACGTCTTTTTGCGTAGGTGACCAAGATCCCGTTGCGAATGCCCATGTGCCATCGGATCGACCCAGGACATTCACAGTCACGCTGCCGCCAACGTGGCGACGGATCATAGTTTTCAATTCTTCTGCGGTTTTCGTGGGCTTCATATCCAATCCTTTCGATTCACCGCACAGTTATAACATAACGCCACCCGCCGCGCCACCAACGCGGCTTCCGCTTCGGCGGTAACACCATAGTCTGAGGAGACAATATGAACATGAATGTTGCGCCCAGTGCGCAAGCGAACGCCTATGCTGCGTTCCTGGCGAGAAAGGCCATCTTAGACCCGCCAACGGGTCTATCAGAGATTCCAGATCTGCCGCCGGTGCTGTTCCCTTTTCAGCGAGACATCGTGACGTGGGCTCTTAAGCGCGGCCGCGCAGCGCTATTCGCTGGCACCGGCCTTGGTAAGAGCTTCATGGAGCTTGCCTGGGGACAGGCGGTCAATGCGTCGACACAAGGCGATATCCTTCATTTCGCGCCGCTTGCGGTTGCCGCTCAGATGGTGCGCGAGGCCGAGAAGTTCGGCATACCGGCCAGACACGTGCGATCGCAGTCAGACATAGGCCCAGGCATCAACGTCACGAACTATCAGAAGATTGATGCCTTCGACCTATCGCAGTTCTCTGGCGTCATCCTCGACGAGAGCAGCATTCTGAAATCCGAGACTGGCCACTACCGCAACGAACTTGTCGAAGCGTGCCACGTCATACCATTCCGGCTGGCAGCGACTGCTACGCCAGCGCCGAACGATTTCATGGAGCTCGGAAACCACGCTGAGTTTCTCGGCATCATGTCCTACTCCGACATGCTCGCAACGTTCTTTACCCATGACGGCGGAGAGACGCAGAAGTGGCGGCTGAAAGGTCACGCGGAGAACGATTTCTGGCGCTGGATGGCATCATGGGCCGTCATGCTGCGCAAGCCTTCCGATCTTGGCTACGACGACGGCGCCTACCTGCTGCCGGCACTCCATCAGATCCATCATACGGTCAACGCTCCTGTGTCGACTGACGATCTCGTTGGCGGCCGTGCATCGACGCTCCAAGAACGCATTAGGGCTCGCCGAGAGAGCGTTGAGGATCGCGTGGCCTTCGCGGCATCGATGACGCCCACGGAAAGGCCTTTCGTGTGGTGGTGTAACCTCAACGCCGAGAGCGAGGCATTGACCAAGGCCATACCCGGCGCAGTCGAGGTCCGTGGATCAGACAAGGAAGATGTGAAGGAGCGCAAGCTCATCGACTTCAGCGAAGGCCGGATCCGTGTGCTCGTGACTAAGCCGTCTATCGCCGGGTTCGGCATGAACTGGCAGCATTGCGCCGACACTGGCTTTGTCGGCCTCAACGATAGCTTCGAGCAGATCTATCAGGCTGTACGCCGCTTCTACCGCTTCGGCCAGCAGAATGAGGTCACTGCTCACTTTATCGCCGCCGAGACCGAAGGTGCTGTGGTTGCCAACCTGAGACGCAAGGAGGCTGACGCCGACAGGATGGCCGCAGCGATGGTGCTCCACACCGCCAATATCACTAAGCAGGCAATCAATGCGCAGGCGCGTGAGAAGGCCAGTTACGATCCGAAAATACCGATGCAAACCCCATCATGGCTAGGAGGTGCCGAATAATGACGAACGCACAAAACAATGCGGCACTGGCCGCTGACATCAACGCCGTGAACCAAGTTATCACCGACAAATACGCCATCTACGAGGGCGACTCGTGCGAGCTCGTTCGCGCAATCCCCGGCGACAGTGTACATTTCGGGATCCACTCTCCGCCGTTCGAAGGCCTCTACAAGTTCTCGAGCTTTGACCGCGATATCAGCAACAACGAGGGTGGCGCGTTTTGGGAGCACTACGCGTTCCTCATTCAGGAACTGCTGCGCGTGACGAAGCCTGGGCGCATCCATTCGGTTCATTGCATGCAGTTGCCCACGAGCAAGAGACGCAACGGCTTCATCGGCATGCGCGATTTCCGAGGCGAGATCATCCGCGCATATGAGGATGCTGGTTGGATATTCCATTCCGAAGTCTGCATCTGGAAAGATCCGGTAGTTGCCCAGCAGCGCACCAAATCCATTCGCTTGCTGCACAAGCAGATCACGAAGGACAGCTGCATCAGCGGGCAGGGGCTTGCCGACTACATCGTTTCGTTCCGCAAGCCGGGCGATAATCCAGAGCCTGTCGATGGTATGTTTGATATGTGGGTGGGAGACGAAAGTCTCGACATCAGCCGCGAGGCCTATGACCGCCACGCCGCAGAGACAATTGCCGATGGTCGCACACCGTGGAGCTTCGAGCAGTGGCGTTCCGTATTCGTCTGGCAGCGCTACGCGTCGCCAGTTTGGAGCGACATTCGTCAGACACGCACCCTGCAATATCGTTCGGCGCGCGACGAGCAAGACGAACAGCACATCTCGCCTTTGCAGTTGGATGTGATTGAACGTTGCATCGATCTTTGGAGCCTGCCCGGTGAGACGGTGCTGACGCCGTTCCTTGGAATTGGCAGTGAGGTTTATTCTGCCGTCGAGATGGGCCGCAAGGGCGTCGGTTTCGAGCTCAAGCCTTCCTACTTCCGGCAGGCTGTAAAGAACATCGCGTCGCTCGGCACGAAAGATCAGCCAGTGGCCGATCTATTCTCCGCCGCAAACGATAATCATGCTGTCGCCAAGGTAGCAGCATGAGCCCCGCCGAGATGAAAGGAGCCTGCAACGCAAGCCTCAAAGGCGCGCTCGAACTGGGTCTGGATGAGAGCAAGGCTAGCGTCACGCTAGTCTTGCCTAAGGGCTTTAAGCCGCCGGCGAGGTTCCCGCGTGGTTATCTGTTGCAGGTCAAGGATGATGGCAGCCGACTTCGCAGCTTCCCTGCAAAGAAGCTCTTGGCGTGGATCAAATGGGCGGAGGCGCAGGCATGACCAAACTCCCGACATCCCCACGCCAGCATACGCCGACGATCGACACCGACCATAACCCAACCACCTGCTTCGTCTGCGGTATGCACGCATTCGGGATCGGCGTGAACGCCAACGGCCGCGACAAAGACCCTCACTATATCTGCCGGAGGTGCGCCGTGGGTATCGATAATTACAAGAAGATCGATCGCCTCGACGACTACGAGCTGCGCGCCCTGGACGCCGGCGTCGATGCCGTCGGCGAGTACATCGCCGAGCATGGCGTGACGGATCTAGCGCACTTCGACGAGCTCATGCAGCGGATGATGGTCAAGGCTGCTTGGGAGGGCTGTGCTCGGGGGCTGAGAGCGGCTTTGTCGGAGGCGCCTTTTTAGGCTGAGGACCAGCACCTAACATCACAACAATTTCGAGGAGAATACATGAAGCGCAAGATCAAAGTCGCTGACCTACTTTGCGGTGCAGGCGGATCGTCCACAGGTGCCTATAGAGCACTGAAAAAACTGGGTTTGGAAATGGATCTCGTGTGTGTGAACCACTGGCCAACAGCCATTGAAACGCACACCATCAATCACCCAGAAGCCAGGCACTACGTCGAGGACATCTCGACCGTCAGACCACATATCCTTGTGCCAGAAGGCTATCTTGATCTCCTCATGGCATCGCCGACTTGCACTCATCACTCTGTGGCGCGCGGCGGAAAGCCAACAAGCGACCAGCAGCGCAGCGACCCATGGCACATCATCACGTGGCTTACGGAGTTACGTGTCAAGCGCATCATCATCGAGAACGTTTGGGAGTTTACCGGATGGGGACCGGTCAACCTTAAGACGGGCCGTCCTATTCAGTCTCGCAAGGGGGAGTACTTCCATGCTTGGATCGATACGCTCAAGCGCTTGGGTTTCCAGCTCGAATGGCGAAAGCTCAATGCGGCAGACTATGGAGACGCAACCACGCGGCAGCGTTTTATCTTGATGGGACGTTCCGACGGCCGCAAGATCCATTGGCCTATGCCCACTCATCAAAAGCGAGACGGCAACAACAGTGATCTGTTCAACGATAAGCAGTCATGGCGTCCAGCGCGCGAGATCATCGATTGGGAAATCAAGGGTAAATCCATTTTCAATCGTAAGAAGCCTCTGGCGCCTAAGACACTTGCCCGCATCCACGCCGGTGCTGTGAAGCACAAATGGCCTGAGCCGTTTATTGTTGTCTTGCGCAATCATATGGCGGCGCAAGGCATCGACATGCCTATACCAACGATCGCAGCCAATGGACAGCATATCGCGCTTGCTGAGCCCGTTGTCGTCAACATGAAGGGCAAGTCAACCGCATCCAGCATTGATGCGCCACTACCAACGCAGACATCGCATGCACCTCATCTTTATGCGGCCGAACCTATCATCATGAACGGTCGCAAGGGCAACAAGGATGAAGGCGTGACAGAAGGTCTTATCCCAACGCTCGACACCAAGGGCGGTGTATGGCTGGCGGAACCAATGGTCTTGTCCCAGCATAACAGTGGCGCAGCGCGCACGATTGGAGAGCCTTTGCCTACGATCACAACCGGTGGAGCTGCCAATGAAGCTCGGCCAGGATGCGCTCGTCCAATGCTCATTGAGCCATTCGTGTTGTCACAGGCATCAGGTGGATCACCGCGCTCGGTTAGCGAACCAATTCCGACGGCGCCATGCGGAGGAGCACATGCACTGATCACATCCTATTACGGCATGTCGTCAACCGCTGCGGACACTACGGAACCACTACCGACGGTCACGACCAAAGACCGATTTGGTATTGTTGTTCCGGTCACCCACAGCCAAGCAGGAAACAACGGTCGATCGCTAGCTGATCCAATACCGACAATAACCACAGCCAAGGGCGGTGAGTTTGCAGTCGTGTTGCCGGTTACTCACGAGGGCGGACTCGAGAGATCGCTGAATCCATCAAATGACCCTTTGCCTACTGTAACAGGAGCAAATAGTGGTGAATTGGCCGTGGCAGAAGCATTTGGGGGATATGACATCCTATTCCGGATGCTCGAGCCTCATGAACTTGCTGCAGCTATGGGCTTCAATACCGAAGAATACACCTACGAATTTGCTGGCACAAAAACTGAGAAGATCAAGCAAATCGGCAATGCCGTGTCCGTCGCAAAGATGGAGGCGTGTGTTGGCGCAATCATGGCCGATGACGCGCCAAAGGTAGTCGCCAACGACAATCAGGAGACACCCATTGCAAACGCCTCAATCAATGACGCCGCTTGATCCGCAGACGCACATCAGGAAATCAGCATGACCACACCTAAAGACCTTGCTCTATCATACGTGCATCACGGCGTGCCGGTATTTCCTTGCCGTGCGGCCGATGAGGTGACGGACCACTACGACCCAGAAACGGGAGAATTCACCGTCCTTAAGGCTAAGACGCCATTACTCTCCAATGGATTTAAGGGCGCAAGAACCAATGGATCGCTTGTTGCCCGCATGTGGGATAGTTACCCCGGCGCCATGGTCGGCATACCCACAGGCGAGCAGCTGGGCGCATGGGTGCTTGATGTGGACGTCCATAAGGATGAGGACGGTAACGTCATCAATGGCTATCAGACGCTCGCCGCACTTGAAGATCAGCATGGCAAGCTGCCGGAAACGGCTCGGGCAAGAACCGCAGGCGGCGGCACCCACTATTATTTCAAGCACGTTCCGAGCGTCCGCAATCGCGGCGGCCTCGGCGCCGGTCTCGATGTGCGCGGTTCAGGCGGCTACGTCATCGCCCCCGGTAGTCGCACAGCGGATGGCCGGGAGTATGTCTGGATAGATTATGACGGCGAAGGATTGCCGCCTCTTGCTGACGCCCCTGAATGGCTTCTTAAGCTTGTGCTACCGTCTGTCATCCACTCAGCGCCAAGCGATTACTCCTATGCACCCGGAAGCAACGACGCGTACGTCGAAGCACTCATTCGTGCTGAGCTGGAAGAGACAGCATCCGTTCCGATGGGAGCAGGTCGCAATAACAGGCTAAATCAGGCGTCATATTCACTCGGCACGGTGGTGGGCGCTGGAGCGCTGAGTGAGAGCGAGGCACGCGCTTTGTTGCAATACGTGGCTCGTGGATGGGGTAGGGACTGGACGCAATGCTGCAAGACGATCGATAACGGGTTACAGGCGGGAATGCTGAACCCGCGCGTAATTCCGGAGCGAACATCATATCGCGATGACACACCAGAGCTACCCGCTGATCAGATGGTGGCAAACAAGCTACGCAAGGACGCAGAGCGGCTTATGGCCAACGCCACTGAAGAAGCCCCCCCCGCCCAAGAAGAAGACGAGCCGCCAGAATACAAGCTTGAGGCGATCGCCGATCTGGAAAGCCTCACCTATCCAGGTGGCATTGTGGAGGATCTTATCGACTGGATTGTCTCGTCTGCTGAGCAGCCATGCCGCGCCCTTGCAATGGCGGCTGTATTGCCATTCGTGGCCAGCCTTTGTGGCGCGCGCTACTCAACGACAAGCCGCGACACCCGCCCTAACATCTACACCGTTGCGCTTGCTGACTCCGGTTTTGGCAAGGAACACGCACGCTCGCAGATCAAGCGGCTGCTCATGTCGGACCAGGGCGTCTTCGAGAAATACAGCGGGCCAGCCCGCATCATGTCGGCGTCTGCGCTTCGCGAGGTGCTGGAGCAGAACCATTCTGTAAACTGCATGATCGATGAGTTCGGCGGCTTCATAAGGGATATCACCGACCGAAAGGCGGGAAGTCACCAGCGGGCGATATCGACCGACTTGCGGGACTACTACTCGGCCAGCTCGACCTTCTTCGAAGGTGCTGCCTATCGCGGAACGCCGCCGAAGCGGATTTACAACCCGATTCTGTGCGTCCACGGCACATCGACGCCGGAGCAATTCTGGTCCGCCCTTTCTTCCGCAAGCGCTGAAGATGGCCTTCTGCCGCGATTGATCCTGTTTCACATCACCGGTGATAAGCCACAGGTCGTGAAGCCCAAGAAAACGGTGCGGGAGGTGCCGTATCTGCTCATGGAGCGCATGGCGAAAGTGGCGGGCATAGATGTCGTGAAGAAGCGGGGCACGCTTGGGCAAGTGGGTTATGTGGCCGAGGCTGGCACCAAAGAGGTGAAGCCATACGTTATTCCATGGACGCCGGATGCTGAAGGCATTCTGCGCTCCGTCAAGGAAACCATCGAAGAGAAGGAGAGAGCAGTAGCAGCTGAGGCACAACCGTTTGTCAGACGCATCATCGAAAACGCCATCAAGCTATCGATCGTGGTGGCCGTCGGTCGCAATCCAGACGTGCCTATCATAACCGAGGAGGTCTTTGAGTGGGCGGCGGCTGTGGCCTGGACGTGCGCCGCGGCCATGCTTGGGGAGGTGGGCGAGAGGCTTGCCGATAACCAGCGTGAAGCCAATTACAAGAAGATTCAGGGGCTGATCCGAAACGCAGGCAAGAAGGGGCTAACTGAGGGAAGGCTGCTTGATCGCTGTAAGGCGATCGAAGCGTGGCAGCGTGAGGATATCATCAAAGACCTAGTGGCCGGCGGATCCGTCGTGGCCAGCAGGAATGAGAAGTCTGGTCCGAAGACAAGGCGGTTTATGTGGGTGGCGTGAAAGGGGCTTCGGCCCCTTTTTGCTATGCTGCCGACCTTCCTAGATTATCTATCCGACGCTGGGAATTATCCATGGATAATTAAAAAACGCCGCTGATTATCCCGGAAAGTTCCGAAGTGCTATTGGATAATTAGAATGCCGAAAAACGGAATAAATACAATAACTTATATACACTATATATAGAACTATCCAATTATCCAACGCATTATATAAATACCTTAAAATAGGTACTTATAGGGGGTCTATATAAAAGGGTTTGAAGAATTGGATAATTAGATCTGGCTTCACCAGCCCTAGACCATCAGCTACCGCGCCCACCAAGCGCACCACACCATGGGAGACCGAAATGAAAAACACCAACATCAAGACCACCACCACCAAACCCACCACCCAAACTACCCGCATCAACGGCAAGCGCGTCGTCATCCGCACAAGCGCGACCGGCAAGGTCACAGTCAAAGAGGCGCCGGTGCTCGAGTGGGAGCTTCAAGCGGCTGCGGTACGCGCTCTAAAAGCCATGCCCAATTACGCCAAGGATGCCGACGCACTCGCTTCCAACGCAAAAGCGGGCATCCCAAGTTTCACGCTAGCGGCGGACATGAACGGCGATTACAGAAGCGGGAACGCGGCTGTGAAGGCCGATGCAACAGGTATAGCGGCAGGTGATCCGGATCTGCGCATCTACCTGCCCAATGGGGTTCTCAGGTTGATAGAGTACAAAGGCAAGCTAGGGAGACTCACGGACAGCCAGAAGGAGCGGCATCCACTGCTTGAGGCGCTAGGGCATCCAGTGGTGGCTGTGAAGGTGTCAACCGAGGAAGATGCCGTGAATCAGTCTGTTACCCTCGTCAAATCCTGGTTGCTGAAAGCCGCTAATGACAACCGATTATAGTCGCCGTTCTTGACAAATTTGTGGAAATTGTTTATATTACAACTGTGCGGATACCGACCGCACACCACCACAGGGGAGACGATATGGCCAGACATGGATCACTTGCAGAGCAGCTTTTTGCGTTGTCGAATGAAACACCGGCACCAAAACCCAAAGCCCGCGTAGCCGCGAATGACAACAAGCCAAGGGTTCGGTCTGATCTTCCAGCACTAAGGTGGCTCCAAGAGAACAGGCCGGATCTGGCGCCTGCCGTTGCTGACGCAATCCCAAGGCCACCATCCAATTGGTTTATCGAGGTGGAGCCAACGCGCCAGGAGATACGCCCCACGGTCGGCGAGTTGATGAAGGCATGCCAAGACGACGATGGGAATACCGGCAAGCAAGAGATCACCAACAAAGGCGTACAGCTAGGAAAGCTGGTTTTCCGCAAGGGAATTCTGGTTGAGTGGGGCGAAACAAAAAAAGGGAAGACACTCAAGCCAACCGACAGGCCTCGCACCACCCAAGACAAGTCTGCATCGGAACGCCGCCCTGATTTTTACCTCAAGACGAAGCCTACGACCAAGTCTCCTATGGATGCGGAGCACTACCATCGGCCACTGTCACCCTTGCCAGCTATTCCGCCGATGTATGACCCGCTGACTGGCGTTGAGAATGCAAGGCGGTTGCTGCGGTTGCTAGGAGTAGATGGCGGCACTCAAGCAGAACAATTGCCATACGCCGTCACGTTATGCCCGACCGCTGTGGCAAAAGGGTCAAGCTTCCTAGGCGGGGTTTCCAGCCCATCTGGCAATTCGTCAGAAGGCGCGGTTGCCTGGGAGGCACCAGAAGACCGCGAAAGCAGCGCTAAGGATGTCTTGGACGAGGTGGCGGCGAGAGGAACATTGAAGTCGATCGGGATGATGCTTGGGTACAGCGAGGCCTACGCTCACATCGCCGGGAAGCAGGCTCTGTTGGAATTGGCGGAAACTTTGGACGCAATGAAAAAAAAGCAAAAAAAATAGAAACCATATACACTCGAGCGGCCTCTTGTTGCGTACTCTTATGAAGGGGATGGTTATCCATCCCCACTGAGATGCGACTGAGGTCGCCCCGCCGTCATGCTGCATTCGGTGCAGCCGCTGAACGTAGCGGGTAACTATCCAAATGGCCGACCCAATCCTCTGCTTGCAAGCTTGGCCCTGAATTGACAGGCGTGCACCACGGACGCGTGGTTGCTGGTCGGGATCCTTTATCGTGGAGTAGAGCAGCCCGGTAGCTCGCCAGCCTCATAAGCTGGAGGCCGTGAGTTCAAATCTCACCTCCGCAACCAATCCCATGCGCGTTCTCCTCCGCTTGCATGGTGATCATGCGGCCCGTTCCCTTAAGTGGTTGAGCGGGCCGCTTTTGTTTTTTGATTGCTTTCGTTGCCGATCCGCTGCGGTGCTACGCTGCGATACGACGAGCAGCCTTGTCAGAGGCTTTGCGGTCAGAGCCGTATTCGGAGATGATCTTCTCTGCTTCATCTACTGAGATGCGATGCTTCTTGGCCAATGTCTTGGCGTCATAAGCCTGTTCGGACGCCGAAGCGCCTTGCGGTTGTGCTATGGTTTTTCTCCTTGAGATGGCCGACGCTACTTGAGCCGCATATTGCAGGCTGTCGGTCACTGTCCTGTATGTAGGTAGTTGGGCTGCACTGCGCAACCACGATGGCGTCCATATCGGGAGACGTGATGCCCAAACCATACGGCCGCTCGGCCGAAGCCGCGCTCTACCGTCGAATGTACAAGACAGCACGATGGCAGCGCTTACGTTTGGCGCAGCTTGCTGCCGAGCCGCTATGCCGGTTCTGCTTGGCGATCGAGGATGTTACCCAGGCAACGACGTGTGACCACGTCAAGCCGCACAAGGGCGACGAGGCTTTGTTCTACGACCCGAGCAACCTGCAATCACTTTGCGCTCCATGCCACGACAAACTGAAGGCCCGCATCGAACGAGGCCAGCAGGCCGTGGTCATTGGTGTTGATGGATATCCGGTGGAGGTCGGTGGGTAGGGGGGGCCTCGAAAGTCGAGGATCGACCCGGTCTAGGACCGCCGGGGTAACGCAATTCAAATGCAAACACAGATTTTTGCCTAGCGCGTGCGCAAGCGCGCGTGCGCGAGGGGATTCCATGTCTGAGAAGAAAAGCCGCGTCGACAGCGTTGATGAGGCCGTGAGGATTGCCTCTGCGGCTTCTGATGAGATCCAGTTTCCTGAGAACGTGCCGCTCGACGAGGGCGACGTCCCATTTTTCAAGAACGTGATTGCCGAATATGCCCGCGCCGATTGGTCGGCGCACCAGCTTGAAATTGCCGCGATGCTTGCCCGCACGATGGCCGACCTTGTGAGGGAGCAAGACCTGCTTCGCACCGAGGGCTCGGTCGCCGTTACGGAAAAAGGGACGCCCGTAGCAAACCCGCGGAAATCCGTGGTCCAGATGCACGCTTCTTCCATCCTTTCGTTTCGCCGATCACTGGCGCTGCATGCGCGCGCCGTACAAGGCGAGGCGAGGGACGCAGCCAAGCGGCGCGATCAGGCCAAAGAGATCGAGGCAGGCGCGAGCGTGGACGACGAACTCCTAGCCTAATCGAGGTTGTGAATGCTTTCTGAGGCCGTGGTCGGCGCCATCAAGTGCGGCCCGATCCCGGTTCTGCGCGACTGGCGCGCACTGCCGACGTCGGAGCTAACCCGCGGCGAGAAAATGTGCCGCTTCGTGGAAGAATATTTGGTCGTGCCAGAGGGCGCGCTTGTCGGCCAGCCAATCAGGCTGCTGGACTTCCAGGTCGCATTCATCCTTTCCGTTTACGACAACCCGAATGGCACGTCGCGAGCATATTTGTCGATCGCGCGTAAGAACTCCAAGACGGCTACCATTGCCTGCCTCTTGCTCGGCCACGTGATTGGCCCAGAGGCGTTTCCGAACAGCCGCATTATGTCAGGTGCGCGGTCCCGCGATCAGGCTGCCGAGGTATTTAACTACGCCAGCAAGATGCTGATGATGTCGCCGCGCCTGAAAGGGCTGTATCGCATCGTCCCGTCCGGCAAGATGATCGTCGGTCTGCGTAAAAACGTCGTCTACCGCGCCAGCTCGGCCGAGGCCAAGAGCGCGCACGGCGGTAGCCCGCTGGTCGCCATCCTCGATGAGGTCGGCCAGATCAAAGGCCCGCACGACGACTTCGTGGAAGCTATCGTCACATCGCAGGGCGCGTACGGCGACAAGGCGATGATCTTCGCCATCTCGACGCAGGCGGCAACTGACGGCGACCTGTTCTCGCGCTGGCTGGATGACGCCGAGACGTCAAAGGCACCACGAACTGTTTCGCACCTCTATACGGCTCCGGCGGATTGCGACGTCCTCGACGAGGAAGCGTGGAAGGCTGCAAACCCGGCACTTGGCAAGTTCAAGTCCGTTTCGTCAGTGCGCGACGACGCAGAGCGCGCGTCTCGTATGCCAACAGAAGAGGCCAGCTTTCGTTGGCTACATCTCAATCAAAGGATTGATGCGAATGCTCCGTTTGTGTCGCCGGCTATTTGGCGAGCGTGCAACGCTCGAGTTGTGGACTTCGCTGGTCTTCCTGTCTTTGGTGGGCTCGACCTTTCTGAGGTGAGCGACCTGACTGCTCTGGTGCTCATGGCGCCGAAAGAGCAGGAGGGTAAGACCGTCTGGCATGTGAAGCCGACGTTCTGGTTGCCGGGAGACGGCATCCGAGCCAAAGCCAAGGCCGACCGGGTGCCGTATGACATCTGGCACAACGACGGCCATCTCGAAGCTGCTCCTGGTAGAACCGTCGACTACGAGTTTGTTGCGCATTACCTGCGCGATCGGTTCGAAGAGATGGACATTCGCAAAATCGCCTTCGACCGCTGGAACTTTCGGCACTTGAAGCCGTGGTTGCAGAAGGCTGGTTTTACCGACGATCAGCTTGAAGGCGACGACGCCGTTTTCCAGCCATTCGGGCAGGGATTTCAGTCGATGTCTCCGGCTCTTCGTGAGCTCGAAAGCATCATCCTAAACGGTAATCTGGCTCACGGCGACCATCCCGTGCTGACGATGTGCATGATGAATGCGACCGTCAAGCCAGATCCTGCCGGCAATCGAAAGCTCGTCAAACATAACCGCGAGCGCCGCATCGACGGCGCGGTCGCCCTGGCGATGGCGACAGCGATGGCCGGAACCTATGAGGGCGACGACAGCGGCAATCTCGACGACTTCGTCAACAATATCATTTCTGTCACCTGGTGACGGGCAACCTAGTGGTGGGGCCTGATGGGCTTTTTTGAGAGATGGGTCGGAAGGCCTATCAAGCTCACCGACGGCGAGTTCTGGCGAGGCTTCTTTGGCCTCGGCACCACGTCCGGGGAGACAGTCACGATTGAGAGTGCCCTATCGCTTGATGCGGTTTGGGCGTGCGTTAATCTCGTGCAAAACGCGGCCGGCACGCTTCCTTGCATCGTTTACGGCGAGGACGGCGTCACGGTCGATAAGAACGCTCCGCTATACGAGCTTCTGCACGACATGCCGAACATGGACGATACGGCGCCAGAGTTCTGGTCGATGGCAGCTATGTGCTTGCTGCTCGACGGCAACTTCTTCGCCGAAAAGAAGATGAACGGCGAGCGTCTCGTTGCGCTCAATCCTCTTCACCCTTTGAGCGTCGATGTGTGCCGATCGAAAGACGGTCGAAACACGCGTTATTACGAGGTGACGGAAGACGGCAAAAAGCGCCGCGTCCCCGAAGGCAAGATGTTTCACGTCCGCGGCGTCCGTCTGCCGGGCTGTGATCGCGGCATGTCGCCGATCGCCGTTGTGCGCAATACGGTCGGGAGCGCATTGGCAGGCGAGAAAGTCGCTGGCCGGATGTTCAAGAACGGCCTGCTTTCTTCGCTTATCGTTAGCTCGGATCAGATCCTGAAGCCTGAGCAGCGCAAGCAGATATCCGACACGCTGACGCAATTCGCCGGTGCCGAGAAG